TAAACCACCAACACAATCTTATCCACTTCTAAGGGATAAAGTAGATTTATTAATAGGTGAAGAGTGGAAAAGAAAGTTTGATTATATGGCAAGGCTGGTTAATCCAGATTCTATTAGGGATAAACTAGAGAAGAAAGGCAAAGTAGCTTATAATTCTTTGGCTAAAATGATTGTTGAAGATAGGGATTTGGATGAAAATACTAAAAAGAAAAAACTTCAAAGTCTTAATAAAACTATGAAGTCTTGGAAAGACCTTAGAGAGAAAAGGGCTAACAGGATTTTAGATATGGAATATAGGCGGCAAGAGATGAAGGAAGCATTCAATAATGGTATGAAAAATCTTATTGTAAAGCGGAATGATATTTATGCTATTGATATTGTGAATGGTAGGACTGAAACTAGATTGGTAGATGTTGAGAATTTAAAGGCATTAAGATTAGGCAGGTCTAAGAGATTAGATGATGCTGATATTATTATTGAAGAGACTTATGAATCCCCCGGTTGGGTTATAGATAGGTATTATAAAGATCTATCTGATAGTGATATTAAGAAAATAGATAGAGGTGATTTTAGTGCTGAAAGTAGTACTGGTAAATTTGGTAATACTATAGCTGGAGATTTGTTAACATTTCAAGCAGATGAGTTTGGATCTACTTCATATACTACTAAAGATAATTCTGCATTAAGTAATGAACTTATTAATGTATCTGATATTAACTCTCAAGGTACTGGGTATACAGATCAATATGGTAATATTAGGGTTACTAGGATGGTATGGAGAAGTTTAAGAAAATTAGGAGAGATTACTTGGGTAGATGAACAGGGAGAAAAGCAGTCTAGGATTGTTGATGAAAACTATAAACCTAATAAAGAGTTAGGTGAAGAAGTAGATTGGAATTGGGTTACTGAGTATTGGAGAATAGTTAGGATTGGTAAAGATATTTATCCTGAATGGGGTCCCAGACCTGTACAATACAGACCTAAAGATAATATATCTTCTGCAGGAAGTGGATATGTAGGTAATATTGTAGATACTTGTTTAGTTGATTTAATGAAACCTTTTCAAATATTATATGATGTAATAATGGAAAGGACTAAACATGCCTTTATGACAAGTAGGGGTAAAGTTGCTGTTATGGATATGGCAAGGAAACCTCAGAAATGGTCACACCACCAATGGTATCATTACTTAGATGTAATGAATATTATGTATGAAGATTCATTTTCTGAAGGAGCTGTTGGTGTAGCTAAAGGAAAAATAGCTGGTAATATGCAGCAGTCTAACAGGTCTATTGATTTGGAGAATGGTCAATATATACAACAGCATATGTTAATGCTACAATATATTGAACAAAGGATTGGAGATATTGCTGGTATACCTAAAGCTAGAGAAGGACAATCTTCTAGTACAGAAACAGCAACAGGCATACAAAACTCTGTTACACAATCTTACCATATTACTGAACCTTATTTTGCACTACATGAAAATGTGAAGAACAGGGTATTAGAAGCTGTATTAGAATCTACTAAATATTGTATAAGACAGAATCCTGAATTGTATGAATATTATTTGGATGAAGAAGACCTTCTTGTAGATAAACTAACAGCAGAAGAATTCTTAGAATCTTCTTTAGGTATTGATGTGACTTCTTCTGGAGAAGATGTTGTATTGCTTAACCAATATAAACAATTAGCCCATGCTGCTATTCAAAATGATAAAATGAAGTTATCTACTTTAGGATCTATCTATGAATCTAAGTCTATGGCAGATATTAGAAATAGAATAGAAAATGCAGAAGAAGAAGCTGAAGATAGAATGGCACAACAAAGTGAGAATGAACAGAAAATGGTTGAGCAGCAAATTCAAAGAGAACAGCAAGAGAAACAAGCTGAACTTGAGTCTAAAGAAAGAATGAATACTGAAGACAATAGGACAGATATTATGGAGAAACTTATTGATTTAGATATGAAAGAAATAGATGCTACTAATACAGCAGATGAAATTATAGCCAAGATAGAAGATAATTACAATAAGTATATGGCTGATTTAACTAATAAAGAAGAAGAAAGAAAGATTAAAGAAAAAGAACTAGGTATTAAAGAAAAAGAATTAAAAGAAAGGGCGAAAACTAGACCTAAATAGCATATTATGTTATAAGTAGGTTTAAAAGTAAACTTAGAATTTGGAAATTAGATTATTAAACTTTAAAATTGTATATTATGTCTAAAACAGAACAAGACACATTATTTGGCGGTATAGATAGTCTAGATGATTATATCAATCTAGATGAAACTATTACTACTACAACCAAAGAAGAAGGTAATATTGAAGAGCCTCCTTCTGATAAACCTGGTACATCTGATAAAGATGAACCCAAGGATGATGGGACTATTGAAATACCAGATAAAAAAGTTGAAGATAAAGATACAAAAGATGATAGTAAACCTGAAGATGAGTTTATTATCAAAGATGACGATATTGATGATAAAAAAGAGAAAGAGTCTCAACAAGATGAACAATCTTCTCCTTCTATTGATGATGCTCAAATTAGTGCTTATACAAATTTCATGGAAAACTTGTATAATACAGGGACTCTTTCTTCTTTTGATAAAGATGAGTTTGTTAAACAGGTTAAAGACGGTAAAGATCCAAATGAACTTATTGTAGAGGCTAAAAAGAATGAGATTGAAAGTAGGGTAAAAGAAGAACTGGATTCTTTAACTGATGAAGACCGTGCTATATATGAAGGTAAAAAAGCAGGAGTTCCTTTAGATAGGTTAGGGCAAATAGACAAAGCACTTAATTACTACGAATCATTGGATGAAGATTTCTTTGAAAATTCAGATAATGAAGATGTAGTTAGACAAATCGTTTCTATTGATCTAAAGAATAGGGGTTTTTCTGAAGAAGAGGTACAGGAACAGCTAGACATTTATGAGGAAAAAGATACCCTAATGTCTAAAGGTAAAAAAGCCAATAGTACCCTAATAAATAACCTCAGCTCTCAGAAAGAATCTGTAATTAAAGAATCTGAAGAAGCTAAAAAGCAACAAGCTCAACAGATAGAAGAATACAAAAAACAGCTTAAAGATACTATCTCAGGAATAGATGAAATTGTACCAGATCTTAAAATCAATAAAGAATTGAAGGATCAATTGTATGAGGATTTCACTAAACCTGTAAAGTATGAAGATGATCGTCCTATAGATGTAATTTCTGATGTAAGGAATAAAAACCCTGAAATGTTTGATGTAGCTTTACGATATTACAACCGTTTAGGACTGTTTAATTTTGATAAGGATGGCAAATTCAAACCAGACTTTTCTAAAATTAATAATAATATAAGGACAAAGGAAAGTAAGCGTATTAAAAATATTGTAAGCAATAATGATGCGTTTATTCCTGGTAATAAACAAAAATCCACGAAAGGTAATAAAGACCTGTTTGGTGGGATTTAGATTAGAAACTTTTTAAAACTAAATAAAAATGAGAGTAAGACCTTTTCAAATTACATACCCAAGAGATATTAGTGGTATGGTCAAGACTGAAAACCTTGCCTATAACTTTGGCATAAGTCCTCAGAAGGCTACAGAGGCTGTAATTAAGCTGCGTAGGGCTAATGAGGGTGAGGACATGAATACATATCTATCACAATTTCCTGTAAAGAAATTTAAAACACAGGATGATTTTGTGTGGGATATTGAAGCTGATGGTGATAAGAACATTCCTTTGACTAAGTGTTCTTTAACTCCTGGTGGTTCACAAGTATCTGGAACAGACCAAGTGGGTAAAAACCGTAGTGAGTTTTATATGACTTTTCCTGAAGATTGGTTCTTTGTAACTAATATTATTGTTGGAGAAGAATTGGAGGAATATCAAATTCGTGTGAAAGAATCTGGAGTTCCTGTTGCAGGTGGACAAACCCGTTATAAATGTGAACTTGTTACTGGTGATCCAGAACTGTTTATTCCTTTGGAAGAAGTAGCTGTTGGTAAGAGGTTCTCTAAAGATTTTTCTTTGGTAGAAGGAACCCTTTCTGTTGATGGTGGTGGTATTCACCACAACTTTCCTTATACCATGAAAGGTACTATGAGTATGATTCGTATGAAAAATGTTGTACCTGGTGATAAGGTAAATGGGTCTAGACCTGTTCAATTTGCATGGAAAGATTCCAGAAATGGAAAAATTATGAAGTCATGGTTAGACAAACTAACTTATGATTTTGATATGCAGTTTATGAAAGAACAGAATTATCTTATTCAGTACGCACGTTCTAATGCTTCTGAATCTGGTGAATATTATAACCGTGGTACTTCTGGTAACAGGATTAAACAAGGTGATGGTATCAAAGCACAGAAACGTCAGGCTAATTATGATACTTATAATGACTTTGATGTAGAAGCTTTGTCAGATCATGTACTTGCAATGTCTGTAAATAAATTCAATATGGGTGAACGTAAGATTTTGCTTTCATCTGGTGAATGGGGACATAAGCAATTCCATACTTCTGTTAATAATGTAGCTGGAACTTCTTTTACACCTGCTCGTGACAACTTCCGTATCTATTCCAAAGGCGGAAATGAAATGGGTTGGAGAGGACAGTTCACTACTTATGAAGGGCCTAATGGAGTTGTCCTTGAAAGTATGGTAGATACTACCAAAGATGATGATGTACGTAATAAGAAGCTTCATCCAACAGCACATGGTTTGGTTGAATCTTATAATTACGATATTTATAATACTGGTACTACTAGCGGAGAACCTAATATTCAAAAGGTACAGCTTGAAACTAATGGAGAAATTCGTAAATTCCGTGAAGGTTTGAGATCACCTTATAGTATGAATGAACAAGGTTCCATGCAGGTAGAAACTGATGGTTGGGAAGAGCATCGTGCATTTATTGGTGGTGCTATGGTTCTTGATCCAGAAGGAACTGGTAGTTATGAACTTAGTATTTAATTAGCATATAAAAATAGAAGGAGAAGATTATGGTTGCTAAAAGTAAAGCAAAAACTGAAACTAAAACTGAAAATAAAGAAGTACCTAACCCTTTAAAAGAGGGTAAGGTAATTCTTGTAAAACCTGTCATACGTAATAATTACCTGTTGCCTAAAAATCATAGTGGTAATTGGATGTATGATAATACTGGAATGTCATTTATGGCTAGGCTGGATAGAAATACTGGACAAATTATTGATCCTTTGACTGTAGAAGAAAGGAAATTTTTTGAAGATAAAAGCAGAGCTAGTGAACATGGTTTAGACTTTAAACCTGGAGATTTATCTGCTAAAAAGATTGAAAATAATTTCTGGAAAAAATTCAAAGTGAGGATCATTAAAAAAGCTAAAGGAGCTCTATCTGAAGATAACGTGTTAATGCGCTTAGATCTAAGTGATCCTTATGATTACTTTAGATATGCAGTATTACGTACATGGGATGGTGCTGGTGGTTCAGTAGCTGTTGGTCTTGAAAACAAATATTCCAGGGGTACTAACAGGATTGTATTGGTAGAAAAAGATGAAGAGAATAAGACTTCTGTTCAAATCATTAATAAAGAAGAGGAAGCTAATAAGTTTTTCTACTCAATTAATCATTCTGTTGAAGATATGCGAGATTTTCTAAAAGCATTCAACCTAACATATAGGATGAGTGTAGATGTTCCTGAGGATGGTACTGTAGATTGGTTTAAAATAGAAGTTAAAAAGCTTATCAATAATGAACTTGATAAATTTTTGTCCTTAATTAAACAAAAAGATCTTTACAAAGATAAAGTGTTTATGGTTAGGGCATTAAAACATGGATTTGTCAAAATTGATAGGAATAAGAATTATGCAACTTCTGATAATATTCCTTTAGGACAAGACATAGAAGAGGCAATAGAAAGTTTAAATAAAGATGAAAATCAAGACTTACTATTGCAGATAAAAGCTAAACTTGATAACTAATGAATAAAAGTACAATATTAGATTACACAAGAAGTCGTTTGTATATGATGGGGAGTAATGCTGCCCCATCATTTACAGATGAATCCCTATATCCTTTCTTGGATAGGGCACAGCAAATAGTTATTCAACAGGCCATTAATTCTGATAGGCTTGATCTAATTGCAGATTTGATCAATACTTTAGATAGTGATGATTTTGAAGGAGCCGCTTCAAGTGGTATTTTTTGGACTTCAGGGGATTATGGTATTTCTGGAGATTTCTTTGCATTTATTACTGGTTATATATATATGCGTGATAGAAATAACGAAGAAGACGTAAAAACTCCTATAGAACCAGTATCTATAAAATATTTTGATTTAATTGTAGATCAAAGTAACCGTATGAGGTTTCCTAAGCCTAAAGTATTTTTTGGGCATAAAGGAGAATTTATCACTATTGTAAAAGATTCTGACACAGCATTTGGAGTTACTGATGATTCTAGTAAAGTAGAAATTAAATATGTAAAGAACCCACAACTATTTTCAGATATAGAAGGTACAACTTCTCCAGCTATATCCCCACAATTGCACTTAGATATAGTAGAAAAAGCTGCAGAATTAACTGATACTGTACTTAATCCTGATTCAGCAGGAAGAAAGATACAAAATAATAATCAAACTCAACGTAATTAGAAATGAATAGGTTTGAATTACTAGACAGGTTATACTACCAAACTCCCCAACATACCGAATTAATGAAGTTAGGACTTCATTCTGAGGAAATAGATTTTGCCCTGAATAAAGCTGCTTTTGAAGTATTTTTAGAGTTTTTTAAAAGTTTTGAACAAAATCAAACTATTAAATTTGGTATAACTAATCTAGTAGTTAGTAATAAGCTGGTTTCTGAAGTTAACCCTGTACCTGGTGATATAACTATTTATCCTAATGGTAAAGTATATGATGCTACTTCAATGTATTTTACAGTAGATGACCATTTACTTGCTGATGGTAAATATGTACCAATATTACCAATAACTCATGATTATTATCAGTCTAATATTAAAAACCCAATGAGAAAACCTGACAATGATGTGAGTTTTTGGCGTATTGATATTGGTACAGAAGATAATTCTAATATTTACAGGGAAGTAATTTTAGACAACGAAACTTATTCAACTATTAAATACTATGCATCTTACATTAAATTACCTTCAAAAATAGACTCATTTGAT